GTCATCACCATTTACTTTTAACGGTGCGATCATTGTTCTACAATTTGCCAGTTGGCGATCACAAACACGGTATGGAATATCATTAGATAATTCCAAAGCCCAACGGCACATCGCTGCGTTGGCCAAACATAGAAAAGGAAACGAGGTTATTGACCCCATTAATTGTCCTTCTGTTTGTGGTTTTAACGAACCATCCCTCATCTCAAAGAGGTGACCCGTAAGTGATCTAATCAACATTTGTCGGTGGGTTTCAGTGATAAAGAAAAAATCTTTACCTGATGTAATCCCATTTTCATTAATCTTATCGACAAAACAATTTGCAAGATAATTAGAAACCCAGCTGTGTAGGTTATCAGTTGAAGCTTTATAATCACCATTGACTATCATGTCATCATCATTCATTTCTCCGAATAGTTCATCTATATGTTCTTCAAGAACGGGAGTTCCGATTAAACAAAAAACTTTATTATGTTTTAAGTTTGACCACATGAATTTTTGTAATGGTTTTAAGGCTGTATACAACATAGCAGGTCCTTTAGAGATAACTCTGACCTTTAGAGCTTCGGCCAATCCGACTGCCTTAACGACAGGTTTCTCGACTTCAGCTAGAGCGAATATACGATTATACAAGATCTTCCACTTCTTACGAAGTTGGTCGACGTTATATTCAAGTGCTGGACTACTAGTTTCTAATCTAATATCTTCATCCAATCTAACCTGATCAGCAATTGCGAGATCGCCATACAGCATTGATAATTCAGTCGATAGCATAGCATCAACTTTTTCAATAGAAACAAGATCATCATTAATGATACCTCTGAGTTCATCGAAATTAACATTATCCTGGTTTGGTCCAAAACATTGTTCATAGACTTCACCAACCGCACCGGCTTTCCCCCTAGATTTATTGTAATTTGCAGACGTCGATGGGTAGAAAGGTTCAAACTGAATTTCTTCAGTATAAATGACCCCTTCAAACATCTCATCAACGGTTCTTTTCAATTGCTTCATCATATTCTCCTTATTGAGAACTACATTTTGACCTATATCCTGTACCAATCCAAATTCTTTGAGAACTTTATCTTTCGGCAAAATTGCAGTTAGATGGTCCTCACAAGTAAGGTGGTTTACACATTTATCCTCAGCGGCTTTAATCATATCTTCGGTCGGTCTTGGTAGACCCATCTTAGCGTTGTTAATTGCTACAATGAAGCTTGAGAATTTATTAGGATCTTTCCTTTGCATTAGTTTAATAAATTGACTAACGAAACCTCCAAAGATTACTCCCGGAGTGTCAAAACTTAATCCTCCCAAAACGGGCAAGAGATCAGTTTTTTCAGTTTCATAGTGTGCATAAAAGGAAAGGGTTTTATATTTAAAGTAGTTCATCCACTCTTTATCGCCATTTGTTGTTAAAAAGTTCAACATCTTGGTAGCGGCTGATATCTTCACATTGTCTAATTTCATTAAATATGTTTTCCTTTCGGAATGACCTGTGTGAGATTCAACTCGGGTGAGCCCGTATATATGGTACAATTCCATAACGGCTTCTAATCCCTCTATAACTTTTTTTACCACTTCTTCTCGGACTCTCGGATATAGGTGACTCAATGAGCCCACTGTCCAAGAGATCTTATCAATGTCAATCCATTGACCAAGATCCTCTGTCTCTGAAGAATGTGAAGAGATTTCTCCAGCTTCTACTATTGCTGGTGGAAGATCAAATCTCATACTTACCTCTTCCACGGATGATTTAGTGTCCAATAATGATAATATACAACTTTTTTTTGTATTATCAGACGACGTCACATTCTGGGAAGAGATATTTTCTGTAGATTCGATGCACTCCAAGTTACAAACTTGTGTTTCGAATGTAGGATTCATTTTGTTAGTTTAAAGTTTAACTAACAGGGTTGAT